GGTCGCCGTGGAGGATCCGACGGCGTTGCCCGTGGTGGCGCCGGCGGTGAGGCCTGACCCGGTCGCGACGGCCGTGCCGACGCCTGCGGACGAGCCGGCGGCGGCCGCGAACGCGGCGCCGGTCGCGGTCGCCGCGCCGACACCAGCAGCGGCGCCGGCCCCGCGCGCCGTGGCGATCGCCGTGGCCGTGGCGATCGCCGACCCGGCCGCCGCGCCGACGCCAGCCCCGAACGCGGCGGCGGCGGCGGTGACCGTAGAGGTTCCCGCCGCGGCGCCGGCGCCCTGAGCGGTGGACGCACCTACCGCACCGACGGTCGAGCTGCCCGCTGCGGCGCCGACGCCGGTGATGACGTTCGTCGAGCTCGCCGTGACGGAGCTCGTGCCGGCCGCGGTTCCTGCCGCCGCGGCGAACGAGGCACCCGCGGCCGTCACCGCAGCGGTTCCTGCGGACGATCCCGCGGCCGCTGCGGTCGAGCGACCCACCGCCGTCGCGGTCGCCACGCCTGCCGCGGTGCCCGAGCTCGTCTCGAGGACGAGCAACCAGTCCGCGTCGCCGCCGGCGTTGTTCCCGGTCGGCGTGAACGCGTGGGTTCCGCTGTTGTTGAACGCGCCGATCGCCGTGAACGCGGCGTTGGTCGGATCGAACCAGCGCGCCACGGCCGTGGCCGACATCTTGGTCATGTCGACCGTCACGCTGCCGGTGTGCGCCGGCGGCACGTAGGCGAGCAGGAGATCGCCCTCAGGGGTCGCCGCGGCAGCGACGTAGTTGGTCGACTGCGGGCTCGCGGTCCCTCCGCCTGCTGTGATCAGCGTGCCGATGCCGTTGAGGCCGTTCGGTCGGAGGCGGTGCCACGGGCGCGCCTTCCAGAAGACGAACAGCCGGCTGGCATCAAGCGTCCCCTGCGTCGTGAGCAGCGTGGTGTAGTCGTCGCCGGGGCTGCCATCGTCGAAGCGCCACAGCTGCTCGTGCCCGAAGAACGAGCCGGCGATCCCGCCCAGGATCCCCCAGTACATGTAGCGCCTGTAAGGCGCGCTGCCGCCGAAGAGTCCGGCCTCGTAGAAGTACTCGCCGAGGATCGATGGCTTCGCGGCCGCGTTGTACGCGCGCCTGGTGAGCTCGGCCGTGGCCTCGTCGGCGTAGCAGAAGTTCAGATCGAACGCGCCCGCCGTGATCGTCGTGTCGTCGCTGATGCACGGGCGATCCCAGTGCGCCGTGTAGAAGAGCGAGCTCTGACCCGACACCGACTTCAGGCCTTCCATCACGTGCGTCACGGCGTTGCGCTCTGCGGTGTTCAGCGCCTGGCCTCCCGAGCCGTAGTCGCCGCCCATGACCCAGATGATGTTCGGCCGCGTCTTCCAGCGATCGGCGAGCCACGCCCCGTAGTTCCAGAGCTTCGTCTTGCTGTTGTCCGCCCATGGCTGGCCGGCGAAGCCGCCGGCGCCGGTGACCGCGTCGATCGCGACCATCTCCTGCAGCCATCCCTCTTGACCGCCGTGGAACCCGAGGTAAGCGGGCCAGACGAGAACGAGCACGCCGTGGGCGAGACACGAGTCGAGGATCGTCTCGACCGCTTGCCAGTAGGTGTTGTTCGGGAACGTCCAGTCGGGCGCCTGGTTGTTGATGTTCGAGTACGGGTCGGCGGTGAACTGGCCCTGCGTTCCGCTCGCGCTCGGCGTCCCGTTGGGCGATCCGGTGTAAGTCGCTGAGCCGAGCTGCTTCGTGAAGGGCAGCGCACCGCCGCGCTCCTTCGGTGCCTTGACTACCGTGTAGTGGTGCTCGACCGCGTTCATCATCACGGTGTTGAAGCCCTGGCCCGTGATGGTGTTGAGGAATGTGTCGATGTCCGCGATCGGGATGTTGACCGCGAGCGACCACGTAGTGTCGGCGCAGATCAGGAACGGTGTGCCGTCGCTCTGCTTGAAGTAGCGGCCGTTCGACTCGATGGTCAGCGGGAACGGGCTGCCGGTCGCTGACGTCGCAGTGACCGTGCTGGTTCCGCTCGAGGTTCCGACGCCCGACCCCAGGGAGACGCCGACCGCGGTGGCAGTGCTGGTGCCCGCGGCCGCGCCGGCGCCGAACGGTGCGACCGATGTCGCGGTCGACGTGCCGGCCGCGGTGCCCGTGCCGGCCGACGGCGCTGCAGCGGCGCTGGGCGGAGGTGGCGGGCGCCGCTGCGGGGGGAGCGGTGGAGGTGAGAACAGCCCCACGAGGGGATCAGACCTCCCAGACGTCGACCGATGCGCCGATCGTCAGCGAGTCCGCGGGCGCGCCGCCGAGCCGGAGCACCAGGAACCCAACGCCCTGGTCGGTCCTGCGCATCTCGTTCTCGGGAAAGATCACCTCGAGCGCGCCCGATACGGGCCAGCCGGTCGAGTAGACGGTGACCGCTGTCCCGGCGCTCGCCGCGGTGGTGTCGCCGACGCGCGACGTGAAGGATGCAGCCGCGTCCTTCGGATCCGCGGGGCCCTGTGTACCCGCCGCGCCGCCCGATCCCGCGGTCGTGTTGCCGCGCACGATGTTGATCGTGAGGTTCTCGGCCTGCGCGTCGCCGACGTCGCTGGTCTGCCAGACGCGGATCGCGCGGATCTTGATCGGGATGTCGTCCGCGGCAACGAGGGCGACCAGGTCCGCGGCGACGGTGAAGGCCGTCGGGGTCAGGTTCACGGTGTAGCAGCGCGGCATGCGATCCTCCTCAGAGCGAGAACAGGTAGTTGGGTGTGCGGGGCTTGAGCGGCGGCGCGCCGGCAGCGGCCACCAGGTCGCCGCCGGACCAGCTCTTCGTGAAGAGGACGTCGCTGTTCGACTGCGCCCAGCCACCGACGCCGGGTTGCCCGGTCGAGAACGTCGAGTCCGTCGCCGATCGCACGGTCGACCCGTTGAACTTCACGGTGAGCGCGGTGCCCGACACCTCGAGCCGCATCACGTCGTTCGCGGCGAAGTTCGCACCGAGCGTGATGTTCGTCCCGATCTGCGTGTAGGCGCCTGCGTTCGACACGGCGAACAGCTGGAGGATGTTCGGCCCCACGTCGGCCGCCGTCGTCACCAGGTACGTGCCCGCCGTGGCGTTCATCCGCACGAAGCAGTAGTGGAAAAACAGCTGCGCGCCGGCCGGCACCAAGTTCAGCGTGATCTCAGAGAACTGGTCCGCGCCGAATGTCGTCCCGGTGTAGCGCTTCGCCGTGTCGTTGCTGTTGGCGATCGCCACGCCCAGGCCGTTGAGCTTGCGCATGTCGGCCCAGTACGCCGACGTCGAGACCCACACGCCGCCCTCAGACAACGGGTTCTCCGTCCCCGTGAATGTCGAGGACGCGGAAGCCACGGCTCAGTCCTCGGTGATCGCCGTCGCCGTCGTGAGCTGTGGCGTGACGCCGTTGGTGACCGCGATGTTCGGCGAGACGGTGCCCGACCAGAGCAGCTCGCCGGCACCGGACGACGACTTGCCCACGCCGAAGTGCGTGACCGTGCCGCCCGTGCCCGCGGTCATCTGCCCGAAGGACACGGTCGCCGCCGGCGACACGCTGTTGTTCGTGACTACCCAGCCGCCCGTGCTGCGCGCGACGGCGACGCGCGAGTACCCGGTGTAGCTGATCTCGCTCGTCGACTGGTCGCCGGCCTCGCCCGGGTCGGCGGTGTGCAGCGACACGAACAGCGAGCCGGCAGTGCTCGAGCCGACGATGCCGGTCGCGTCGCCGACGCCCGCGAACGTGATGTTCTGCAGGATCAGCTTCAGGAGATCGGTTTCGAAGGCGTTGCTCTTGCTCATGGGTCAACTCGCTCGCCGCCCGCGCGGCCGGGTCGGAGTGGAAGGCTCAGGCGACGTTGACGACGGCGCCGATGTTCGCGAGCCGAACGACACCGGTGGTGTCGCCGGACGCCGCCGCGGCGACCGCGTGCCCGGCCCGACAGGCGGTGGCGCTCTGGGCGGTGACGAAGTTGCTGTTCGCGGTGTCGAAGTAGAGCGTCGCTCCCTCTGTCCACGCGGTGCCGGTCGCCTTCGCGAGCGTGTGGACGCCGGTGATGTCCGCGTCGAACGGCAGCGTCTGCGCGACCGTGGTGCGCGGCACGCAGATGAGCGAGCCGATCTTGAGCGCGACGCCCGCGGTGACGCCGCCCGACGGTGCGGTCAGCGTGACCACATCGCCGGTCTGGATAAATTTGGTCGACATGTTCGTATCTCCTTGGGTGGCGGCTGACGCGTCGGGCTTACGCGCCGGCGCAGGTGACGGCGCCGCGGAAGTCGAGCACGGCGGTGCCGTAGTCGAGGACGACCTTCATCTGGACGCCGTCGAAGCCGAAGCTCTGCTCGGTCTCGATGCGCGGCGCTTCCTGACCGTCGATGAACCCGACGGCGAACACGGGGTAGAGCATCGGGT